ATAGACGCATCAGAAGCACCCATAGCTCAGCTGGATAGAGCGCTGCCCTCCGAAGGCAGAGGTCAGAGGTTCGAATCCTCTTGGGTGCGCCATTTCATAAAATAGCCGTTGAAAACATTAAGCTTTTCCAATCATATTGGAAACTTTTCAACGCGGTTTCCCGTGTTCTGTTCCTGTTCCGCCCCCAAAATGCCCTTCTGATCTGCTGCGCGGGTGTAGTGCGCGATCTCGCTGAGGGACTGGTGGCCGGTCCATGCGCCGATTTGTGAAGCGGTTGCGCCTGCCTCTGCGAGGGCGCTGGCGCGGGCCTTGCGCAGGCCGTGGGCGGTGCAGTCGTCGGGCAGGCCTGCGGCGGTGGCGGCGCGGCTGAGCCATTGTGACAGCCCCTTGACTGAGCGCGGTTTGCCCGATCGCGTGACGATCCATTGCAGGCGGTCACCGGGCAGGGCGGCGCGGAAATGTGTGTGGTCTTGTGCCATGCGCTGCGCCCAGGCGGGCAGGGTGCGCACAGGGCATGTGGCGGGGCTGTGTGTCTTGGCTTGTGTGTAGCTGAGCCAGCCGCCGGAATCGACCATCTGCCAGCCCAGCCGCGCGGCATCGACGCAGCGCGCGCCTGTCCAGTAGATCACCTCCATTGCGGTGCGTTCGGCTGTGCCTGGCTGCCAGTGGTCGCGATAGGCCTCGATCTCGGCCGGGGTCCATTGGCGGTGCGGGGTCACCTCGCCGCGTGGTTTGCGCAGCCCTGCCGAGGGGTCGGCGGCAATCATGCCTTCATCGAGCGCGAAGCGCAGGATCGAGCGCCACGCTTTGAGCCGGTTTGCGGCGGCGCCATGCGTCAGTTTGCGGATGTCGCGGCGCAGGTGATCGGGGCGCAGGTCGCGCAGCAGGGCATCGCCTGCCTTTTCGCGGATGCGTTCCAGTGTCCTGCGCCAGACTGCGCGGCTGCTGGGGGCCATGCGCGCGTAATCGCTGGAGGCGAGATAGCGTTCGATCAGTTCTGCGATGCTGCCCGCTGCGGCGCGCGTGCGCGGGCGTGTTGGCGCAGTGCCTGCGGCAGCATAGGCGGCAAGGAATTCGGGGTGGTTTTCGGGCAGGTCTGGCAGCGGGTGCAGCGCTGTGCCAACGCGGCGGTAGATGTAGCGCTTGCCGTTTTTCTTGGTGATGACCTTTATTCCGGTCAGTCGCCGAAGGCCGTGTCGCATGTGTTCTCTCCGGTGCTTTCAGTGGGCAGGCTGGAAGCATAGGCCTCTAGGTCGATTCGGTCATAGAGTTTTCGCCCGCCCAGCAGGCGGCGCTGGATGGGCAATGTGCGCAGCGTGCTGGCGCTGACGCCCAGATATGCGGCCGCTTCGGGCGCGGGCAGCAGGCGCGGCGGGTAGCTGAGGGTGGCGCGGATGGTCATGGGGTGGCGTCCTTCCGCGCTTCTGCAGTTTTCCTGTCAATGATGTCTGCGAACTGGCGCAGGGCGGCAGATATAAACTCTGGTTCAGCGCCAGCATTCAGCCATTTCTGAACGGGTTCCATCATTTCATCAGCAAATAGTTTGCTGGTGTCGGGGTTGTCAGTCACGGGATTTCTCCTGTAGAGCGGCGCTCGGCTCAATAGGGGCTGTTGACGACGATGCATCTCGGATAGATTTCCACATTCTTTCGCCCTTCTGGTTTTCCAATTCTGGGTTTCCAGTCATGCGAGATATGCACCACTCGTCAGCGTCATTTTTGATGCGTTTAATTAAATCCCGCAACCGCGCCACCTCGTCCTCTGCGGCATCCAGCTTTGCGTCATAGCGCGCGATCATTGCCGCGATTTGCGCCGCGATCTGTTCCTGTGTGATGGTCATGGCTGGCGCTCCGATCTGGTGCTGGCGGGCAGGCGGGGTGGGGTTGCGCCGGGCATGGTGGCGAATTCGGGCCGGTGCAGGGCCAAGGCGCAGCGCAAGGCGAGGTTTTCATTGACCAGCGCGAGGATGGCGCGGTCGTGGTCGGTTCGGGGCAGGTGCTGCATCGGGCGTCCTTTGGTTCAGGGGGTGTTCGGGGTGGCGCTGCGGGTTCTGTGGTCGCCTGCGGGCGCGATCCGCGCGACGATGGTGGCGGCGATGCGGTGGGCCTTTTCTTTCTCGGGCGGCTGGTCGGGGCTGTCCCAGTCGGGCAGGTCGGGTTGCAGCAGTTTCAGCCCGCCTGTGTAGATCTGTTCAGCGATGCGTGTGGCGAGGTCTGTGCTGGCGGGGTCTGTCATTGGGCGCTCTCCGTGAATTTTGTGGTTTCGTTGGGGGCTTGAGGTTCATGTGTAATCTTCCGGCTTTTCCAGCCGCTTCCGGCAGGGTGGTATCCAGTGGAAACGTGTTTGCTTGATCTCTGCGCACAAGTCCCAGACCAGCCAGCAATATGCGGTCGCGGTGCTGCCCTTGGCTGATAGCTTGCCCTTGTGCATGACAACCCGTTCAGTGAATTGCAGAATGTCTGTTGGTGGCGTCACGCTGAAAAGCCTGCTGTGACGCCCAACGCCCTCAAGAAATGCGCTGCGAACAATCACAGCCACACCTTCCTCGCTGGTGTTGATCGCGCGCTCGATGAATTGCTCGGCGAGGCGAAAGGGGGGATTTGTGATTGTCCAGTCCACCATATTGGGCAGCGGGCCGAACAAGTAATCCTGAACCCGATATCCAGCGCCATAATCGAATATGTCGCTGGCATCGACGTAGGCGAAATGCTCGGCCAGCGGCTTAACCATGTGACCGCGATTGGCGGCAGGTTCGCGGGCCAGACAGAAAGAGGGTAGCCCCTCTGCGGATAGCCACTCACACAGCGCCCGGGTTGCCCACGGCGGGGTGGGAAAGTCATCGAGGCTATCATGCGGCTCTGATCGGCGCTGCATTACCGCGCTGCTGGTGTTCTGCGTCATTGGGCGCGGCCTGTCGGTGTGTCGTGATAGCGGGATTCGAGTCTTGCAACCTTCGCTTTGAGGCGGGCGTTTTCGGAGCGCAGTTTCTCGATCGTTTCGGACGGGCCGCCGGGCTTTCGATTGGCGCGCCGCCATCCTTCTCGGCAGTCTGGGCAGGCTCGAAAGTGATCGTGCGGCTTGGGTTTGCCGCAAGCGTTGCATCTATGCTCAGCCATCGGCTTTTGCCTCTCTGATTGCGTGTTCCAGGCGGGCTGTGGCCATCAGGGTTGGGCGCAGCTCTGCCGGGGCGGTGTCGTAATTGATGCCTTTCTTCGCGCCTGCGAGGCGGGGCAGAAGGGCGCGGGGCACCAGATCCCAGTTGTCGGGGTCGGTGTTCTGGCGGTTGCCGTCGCGGCATTTCAGCGCGTGGCCTTTGGGCACGGGGCCGTTCACCGCTTCCCAGTTGATCACATGGACAAATTTCCAGCGGCGCTGGAACGGCAGGTCATTGTTGACCTTGCGCTGCAGGTAGCCGCCCTTGGCCACGCGTTCTGTGCCGATGGGTTTTGCCAGTTTGGCGGCGCGGCCGGAGGGTTGGCCCTTTTTGAACCAGCCCTTTTCACAGCCCGGCGCGATATAGCCCTTGCGGCCCTTGTTGACGGGCACATTGCCCTTCGGGAAGCAGCCGGTGCGGCCTGTTTTCCAGCCCTTGCGGGTGCAGAGCGCCTTGAAGTTATCAAAGCTCACGTCATCGCGGCCAAACTGCGCGACAAATTGCGCGTGCAGGGGGCGGCGCGGCTGAGTCTGGCGCGCCTCGATCCAGTCCAGCTCAGTTGTGCTATAGATGATCTGGCGGCCCTTCATTCGCTGATCTCGCGCGGGCTGGCGCTGCCGATCTGAGGTAAGTGGGGCAGAACGGCCTTGCCGTGATCGGCGTAGAGTTTTGCCGCTTTCAGCTGCGTGTTGGCGCTGCCGGTGATCTGGTCGGCCAGATCGCGCACGGCCTCGGACCGCTTTATCTCTGTCTCGAGGTCTTCTTTCGACAGCTGCGGGTCGATGACGCGGTCGAGCTGCGCAAACAGGGCGGCTTGCAGGTCGGATAGGGAGTTCGGCATGTGCTTTCCTCTCAGTAGAGCAATGTGACGGGCGCGGCGGCGTTGCCTGCGGTCACGGCGAAGATGTGCAGCGCCAGCAGGGTGGCCCCGAGGGCGAGCAGCAGCCACAGGATCGGGCGCAGGGTGGCGATCCATTCGCCGATGCGGTCGCGGCGGATTTCGGGGCTGTTGTGGCGCTCGAACGTGTCGGCCATGCGCGCGGCCTGTTCGGGCGTGTAGCCTTTGGCGCGCCGCGCCTTGATGTCCTGTTCCAGCCAGTCATGGATATGCGGGGGGATGGTCACGTGTCGGACTCCTTCTTGCTGCGGCGGGCGGCTGCGGCGGTCATGGCTTCGCAGGCGGCGGTGCGGCTGATCTTGCCGCGCGAGAGTTCATCGAGCAGCGCGCGGGCGCTGGCGCGTTGTTCTTCGGTCGCGGCCTGGGTGGCGTGGTGGGTGAGGGCTGTGCGGTCCATCATGCGGCCCCCGGCAGTTCGTTCCACTCGCGCCCGTCCAGCAGGCGGCCGGCGGCTTTCTTGCCGCGTTTGTCCATCACCCACGCATCCCGATTATATGCCATAAGGCCGGAAGTGATGCTGCCGTCCGGGCGGACGATCACCGCCCTGTTTGCATTCAGAAGGTCGCCGGGTTGGGCGCAGCGCCTCGGTGCCCACTCCCCCCACTGCTTGAAGTGGAACGCCACGCCAGCGGCCGCGCACTGATCGCGCAGGGACCGCGCCCAATCCGGGTGCATGGGTCGAGCGCTCGGGCCGCTCTCGCCGCCGCAGATGACCCAATGCAAACCAATGCCGAGATAGTTTGGGTGGCGAATTACTCGGCGCGTCGCCTCGATCAGGTCAACCGGCCCGTGCATGGGTTCGCAGGACAGGAAGCGCACGCGGGCAGGAACGGCCTTCAGTTGCGGGATGCGTCTGTTTGCCTCGGTCTGGTTCTCGACCGTGGTGCCAAGCCACACCCGTTCCCAGCCCTCGCCCCAGCCATCCGGAAGCATCCGCTCGATGTTCTGCGGGCGCTTGGTCAGCAGCAGCCAGTCCAGATGCGGCGTGTCCGCGATCATCTGCCACAGATCGGCGCGCCATTCCGGCTGGATCGAGGGGTGATTGTCGAACACGTCCGCCAGCGAGGCGCAGAAAACGCGGGCGCGCTTGCCTGCCTTCTCTGCCGCCCTGTTCCACGCCAGCGGCTTGCGCCAGTTGGCCGCGCTGGTGCGCGTGCGCGTGGCGTGTGGCCCCCAGCGGCTTTCCCGCTGTTGCAGGCCGCGCGCATCCCATGTTTCCGCATAGCAGTGATCGCAGCCGGGGCTGACTTTCTGGCAGCCGATCCACGGATTGAAGGTGTGATCTGTCCATTCGATATTGCTGTTCTCAGCCATCATGCGGCCCCTTTCAGAACGCGGCGGTCGTGGTCGGCCTGGGTGCGGCCCTGATGGTGCAGGTCGTAGCGCTTGATGCCCCATTGAATGGCGCGCATGCACCAGACCAAGCGGAAGCTGGGTTGCATCAGGTGGCTGCTGTGTTCCCAGAAATCCGCATTCGGGTATTCGCCGGTCACCGGGCATTTCCAGCCGCAGGCTTTGGAGAGGGATTGGTCGAGCGTTTCGCAGGCCTCGAGCAGGTCGTCATCTTCTGCGGCTTTGAGGATGCGGTCCTGATCGGGCTTGTCGAACTGTTCGACCCACAGGTTCATGTCGCTGCGGATCGTCTGTTCATAGCGTTCGGCGCTGAATTCCGCCTCGCCCCCGCGCCGGTCCACGGATTCCAGTTTCTCGCGCCAGTAGTTAGGATTGATCCGGTCTTCGCGGGTGTAGTCCGGGCCTGCGTCACGGAAGAATTTAAACATGTCGCGCATGCGGGAGAATGTGTAGCTGCCGCAATCGCCGCTGATGGCCAGATGGCCGGGCCATGTGTTGAGGCGGAAATGATAGGCGCTGGCGCCGGGCCTGCCGAAATAGAGGCTGCGATGCACGCCCTGATCCAGTTCGATCGTCAGGCGGTGGCCGCGCACATCGTCAAGAAAGCGTTTCTGGTCAGCCATCATGCAGCCCCCGGCGGGGTGGAGTTATCGGACCGGGGCAGGCGCGACTGGATCACGCGCTGGCCGAAGGCCTGTTTGGCGATGGTCCATGCGGTTTTGCGCAGCCGGTCGCTGTGCAATGTGGTCGGATTGGCGACTATGGCGCGGGCAAGTGTTTCCTGTGCGGCCAATGTTCTGTCGAAATTCTGCACACTCATGATGTGCCCCCTTTCCTGTTTGGATGGGGATAAAATGCCTGTCAGGAATATTCCTGTCAACAATAAAAATTCCTGTTGAGAATATTCTGGCGGCTGTGTTCCGAATCACCCTGCCCGCGTCAGGGTGCAGCGCGCATGAAAAAGCCCCGCGCGAGGCGGGGCTTTGGGTGGGTTTGCTTGTCAGGTTCAGGACAGGCAGAGGAACAGGTGGTTCCATGCGCCGGACATGTATTGCGGGGCGTAGGCCTGTGTGCTGGAGGCAAATTCGGCGCGTTTGTTGACAGTGCCGCAGATCCGGGATGCTTCGCGGGTCACATCATTGTCCACTGTGCCGCTGGGGGACTGGATCGTCACGCTGTCGCCGTTAAAGCCTGTTGCCGCGATCGGGGCGCAGGCGGTGATTGCCAAGGCGGCAAGGATGGGGAGTGTGAATTTCATATATCTGTTCCTTTTGAAGGCTGTCGCGTGGGGGTCTAGTCACTGGTTTCGACGATGATTTTCTTGCCGCGGGTGAACATGACGAAGAGGCCGAGGATCAGCGCGCCTGCGGCCCAGATCATGATCAGCATCATCGCGCCCAGGGCGGTGCCCACTTCTGCGCCTGCGCGTTCATATTCATTGGTCATGCCTTGCATGGACTGGCCCGCATCGCCTAGCCCGCTGATCAGGGCGAAGAGCATCAGGGCGTTGAAGCCAAGGAACAGCAGCAGGAAAAACCAGCCGATGATCCCGCGTTTGCGTTTTTCAACTCGGGTTACTGTTGGCATCGGACGGCCCTTTCTTCAGTCAATGAAGCCGTGCTGGCGCGCGGTTGCGGCAATGGCGCGGCAATGGGCGCGCCGGGCGCTGTCGGACATGTCGGATTGGGTGAATTCGACCAGGGCGATCTGGCCGGTCAGGCTGGAGGCAAAACCCATATCGGAGTGGTCCACATTGGCGTCGATATAGGCGTCGATCGCGTCATGGTCGAAGCTGAGATCGCAGAGCGTTTCAGAGCCCAGAAGCGTGCCAAGGTCGCTGGCGATGCGCGCGTTTTCCATGTTGAAGGCCTGTGCGGCCGGGGCCAAGGCGAGGCAGAATGCAAGTATGAAGGATTGTTTCACAGAGATTCACTTTCGTTTAACGGGTTGGAATTGACTTCATGAAGGGGTGGCATGTAACGTGAACATTTTAAGAACTAGGGTGTTTGCATGCTGGAAGAGTTCAGGAAAATCCTCATGGAACTGGATGACGCTCATTTTCAGAGTCTGCGTCACGCTCTAGCAAATTCTCTGCGCGAACAAGGCGCGCCATATCGAGCCAGCCGCGCTGGCGATCTGGCGGAAGGGCGCGGAACGCCTCGATCAAAGCCAGCTCCTGAGGGGCGCGATCGTCGTCAAACAGATCACTCAGCTTGACGCCAAGAGCAGATGCGATTTGCTGGAAGACGCGGATTGTCGTGCCGTCATTATACTTTTCTATTTTCGAAATGTGCGACTGCTGCAGCCCGGCCATATCAGCTAGCTGTTGTTGCGTAAGGCGGCGCTCACGCCGCAATTTCGCTACGATATTCTTGTGTTTTCCCATGAAATTATAATGCCTTACGCGCGCTTTTAATGACAAATAACCTGTGGGAATAATCATGCTTGACAGGAATATTCCTGTCAGTCATATTTTGCCCATGATGACACTTCATGAATATCTGAAAAGCAACGCGATCCGCCAAATGGATTTTGCTCCGCGCATTGGCGTCACGCAGGGGACGGTTTCGCGTTTCTGCACCGGGCGCGCGGTCCCCGATATCATTACGGCGGCGAAAATTCAGAAAGAGACCGATGGTGCCGTTCCGATGGCCGTATGGGCCCCGGAGGAATACCGGCTGGGCGCGCAGACCCCGCAAAAAGGAGTTGTGTGATGGCATCTGTGACCGCTGATCTGGTCCCGATGGTCGCGCCGCGCGCTGTGCGTGTTGCTCAGCCATCTGATTCGCCTGCGGTGCCCTGCGCGCGGGATGTCACCTGTGATCTGGTGCCGTTTGCGCCCGCGCGCGCAATCAGGGTTTGTGATCGGGGAGGGCGATGACAATGCCCTGTGCGTCGAGCCAGCCCTTCATCCGCCCTGCGGCCGGAATGCAATCCACCAGCCGCAAGGCCATTGCGGCGTTGAGATTGAATGTGTGTGTCGCGCCGTCGGCATCGGTCAGGCGTAAGACAATGCCGTCGGACATGCCTTGCACGGCAAGGCCGGTCGCAAGCGGTGCATCCGAGATTTCGGCTTTTGTCGCGGCGCTGGGTGATGTGGTGGCCAATGTGTCTTGCCAGCGTCTGAACTGCGCTGTGGTGAATGTTCCGGGCATGGGTCGCGCCTTTGTCCGATGGGTGATGAGCGATTCTGGCGTGTTTTATGGCAAAGGATCTGTGTGATGGCATCTGTGACCTCTTTTTCTGCATCTGGTAAGAAATGTCGCACGGTTTCGCGGCCTGTGTCGTCCGGCAATGTTGCCGGTGTGTTCGCCGGAGCGCTTCCGGTTAAAAATAAGCGTGCCGCGTTGGACCCTCACGGGATGCATCGTGAGTTTCCCGATATCTGGGCTGAATACCTGCATAAATATTACGGCGGTCGGCGCGGGCGCATTATTGAAGAGTTCGGTGTGGATGACCGCACGGCACGGGCTTGGTTGTCGAAGCTGAATAAACCAAGTGGCCCGAAAGTTGCGCTGGCTGCTGCGCGACATCCTGAGTTTTTTGCCGCGATTGAGGCCGCGTGATGCGGGCCGGGGATGCGCGCGCGGCGTTGCAGGATGCGGTGGCGCGGCAGTCTGCGGGCCTGACGCTGGTTGCGCGCCTGGAGAGTTTGGCCGGCGCGCTGGAAGAAAGCGGCTTTGGCGTGGATCTGGATATTGACCTTTTGTCGGTCGGTCGCGCGTCTGTGCTGATGCAGGTCGAGATTCCGGCGGGGTTGGCGGATGCAGCGCCGGGTGTCGAGGTCGCGGCGGAGCGGGTGCCAGCGGCGGTGAAGCCTGCGCAGAGGGCCAAGGTCAAGGGGCGTGCCGCGGGGCGTGGTCCGCGCTGGTCAGAGGCAGATAAGGCGCAGCTGGTCGAGATGGTGGCGCGCGGGGTTGCGCCTGTCGAGATTGCACGGCGGTTGGGTCGGCCTTTGCCCGGCACGCGCAAGATGATCAGCAATCTGACTGCCAAGGGGCCAAATTCGCGGCGCAAGGGGGGCGAGGTTGCGGTGGAAGCCGCTGCGCCTGTCGTCAGGCCTGAACCTGTGGCGGAATCAGAGCCTGCGCCGGTGCCGCCTGCTGCCCCGCCTATTGTCGGGGTGGTGGTTTCTGCTGCGGATGTGGTGGAAGCTGCGCCAAAGCCGGAGGCTGGGGCGGGTTCGGGTCGCGTTTCTGCGCAGTCCCCGATCGAGGGTATGGATGCGGGCGATGTGACGGCTGCCATGTTCAAGGCGCATTTGCTGTGGCTGTATGGCGGCGCACTCGATCGGGACCAGCTGGCCTGTGATCTGGAACTGGTCGAGTTGCTGCTGACGACCGGGTCGGCGCAGGCTGTGGCGCAGGAATTCGACTGGCCAAAGGAGCAAGTGATTGCCCGTTGGGGCGCATTGCGCCACGGGCTGCCTGTCACACTGGATTTGCAAGCGCGCCTGCATGGCGCGTTGCGCGCCCTGTCTGCGAGGGCGGCATGAACAACAGCGCGCAGTCATCGTCTATGGCGACCATCACAACACACCCTCAGTCGGGCGGTGATTGCGTGCGCGTTGCCCCACAGCCGGAAACCGGGACACGTAAGGCTGTGGGGAGAGTTTCGAATACCCGCGTGAGTTCCCTCCTCCCAAGTTGCGCGGGCCAAGCTGGCGGGGTGGCCGCATCACTGCCCCGTCAGCGCCAAGTCACCCCTGCCGCAGGGGCCGCGATTGCGGATAGTGCGGCATCTTCCTGTTGGAACTGCCCCGGCTGGTTTTCTAACCTGCCAGTCGGGGACTTTTTCAAGCCGCTTTCCTGCCTGCGCCTGATGGGTGCAGCCATGAGCGCGGCGGGGTTGCGCCCGTCACTGGCGCGGAAATTGTCGGCTGGTGCACCAGTCCGAACGCCCGCGAAAATGCGCAAAGACTTTGCCAGTCCCGCGCTCGACCTGTGCACTGCTCTGCACGCCACCTGGCGGGGTTTCGGCCCTGCCGTTTTTTCTGCAATCGCTGTGAGTGGGGTGCGTGATGACGCCTGAGCGGTTAGAGGTTTTGCGGCGTCATTGCGCCTCGATCACCAGTCTGGAAGAGTTGGACGGGTTCCGCGACGGGCTGCGCGCATCGCGCGAGTATGAGGGCGCGATTGTGGGCCTGTGCATCGCGCGGGAAAAGGCGTTGTTTCGCCGCGAGCCGGTGAGGCCCTTGCGAAAGCGGGGTGGGGCATGAGCGTGGTGTTGCGCTTGCGGTCCGAGGATGATCTGCGCGCGGCGATGGCGGCGGATGCCCGCGCGATCGAGGCGGCGACCGCGCATTGGCGCGAGGATGTTGGTGTCGGGCGCAAGCCTGCGAATATCGGGAAATTTCATGCCGGGTCTGCGACGGGCAGGCTGCTGGGCCAGATGGCGCCGGGGGTCTGGTATTGTTCGACCCGCGCGGGCGAGATTTTGGGCGTGCCCTCGATGCGGGCGGCGGATGTGTTGCGCCAGCTGGCGCGCGCGGGCCATGTGGCGCGGCGCGACTGCCCCGAGCTGGGCCGTCCTGTTTATGCGAGGGATGCATGATGCCGGTCGCGGCTGTGATGTCGCGGGTGCGCGACTTGCCTGCATCGCCGCTGGTGCATTGGGGGGCAACGCCTGCGCATGTGGCGCGGTTCTGCCGGGGGCGTCTGGCCTATCTGGCCAGCCCCGTGACCACGCGCGCCGCGACCGAGGCCGCGCAGGGCGATGCGGGCTGGTATATTCTGGAGCGCTTGGCGCTGGAATGCGCGCTGGACATGGATGCGCTGGCGCAGGCCGGTGTCAGCGCTGTCAGCCCTGTGGCGCAGGCCCTGAGCATGATCCGCGCGCGCGGGCGCAGCGATATTCTGCATGGGCCGATGGGGCTGTTGGATCGGGATGGCTGGATGCGCTGGGGCGCGCCGCTGTTGCGCGTCTCAAGCGCAGTGGTGGTCGCGGATCGCCCTGGCTGGGCAGAGTCGCGCGGGGTCGCGGCCGAGGTCGATTATGCGCTGTCGGTCAACATGATGGTGTTTTTTGCGCCCGCGCGGCCAGAGGCTTTGGGCTGATGGCGTGGCGGCAGGTTGGCGCGGTTCTGAGAGGGGAATGTGATGGGCGATGTGAGACATGCGGAGGCATTCTCCACCTATGTCGAAAATCGGAAATTGGCCGAGGATCTGGCTGTGTTGCTGACAGTGACTCCGCGCGAGATATCGGTGCCGTTCTGTGTGGCGGTGCTGGACCATCTGGGCACGGGGATGCCAGTGGCCGAGAGCGCCTTTCGTGATCTGCGCGAGGATGCCGGATTCTGGGCCGCGACTGCGGGCCCGCATGAATTGCGCGAATATCTGGGCGCGGCCTGCCGCGAAATCGCGCGCAATGGCACGGGCGCAAATATGGCGCTGGGGGCGCGCAAGCGGTTGCTGCTGGATTTGTGGCAATCCCTGCCAGAGGCCGACCGGCGCAAGTTTCTGGGCCGTGTGGACCCCAAGGGCGTGTTTCGGGGGGCTGCGTGATGGTGGACAGACCGATCATATTCAGCGCGCCGATGGTGCGGGCGCTTCTCGACGGGCGCAAGACGCAGACGCGGCGCAAGCTGCCTGTGCCGCCCCCGTTTGATTCACAAGACGATATTGATGCGCCGGTCGCAGCGGGCTTTATCGAACCGAAATATCGGCGCGGCGACCGCCTCTATGTGCGCGAGGCTTGGGCCGCTCTGGACGCCTGCACACACAACGATCCGGGGGCTCAGGCGCTGGCAGATCGCGGTTTCTATCGCGCCGACCATACGGTTGACTGCGGAGACGTTTCGCGCTGGCGTCCATCCATCCACATGCCCCGCTGGGCGTCCCGCCTGACGCTGACCGTGACGGACGTGCGCGTGCAGCGGTTGCAGGACATCAGCGAGGCGGATGCGGTGGCGGAAGGTATCGAAGGCGATCCCGTAAATGCATGGCGCTGCTATCAACCCGAGCCAAAAGGGCAGACGCATTGGGCGTGCCCGCGCGAGAGCTTCCGCACCCTCTGGAACAGCCTGCACGGCCCTGACGCTTGGGACGCGAACCCTTGGGTCTGCGCGCTGAGTTTCACTGTCCATCGCGGCAATATCGACCAGATGGGTGAGGCATGAGCGACGATCCGTTTGACAGCATTCCGCCGATCGGGGCCGAGCCGGACGCCCCTGCACCCCGAGAGGATGACCCGTTTTCCGAGTTGCTGGCGCAAGGGGCCAGTTATGACCTGAATGACAATGGCAATGCGCGTCGGTTCGCACTGTATTTCGGCGAGAATCTGATCTGGGTGCCGCGCATGGGCTGGTATGTCTGGGATGGCACCAGATGGGCGCGGGACAAGGATGAAATTGAGGTCAAGCGCCTGTGTCAGGAATTGGGCGATCTGGTCAAGCGCGAGGTCTGGACCCTGCGGCTGGGCGACCGGCAGATGGACCTGATCGAGGCCGAGCAATCGCTGATTGACGAGCGTGAGGGCTGGCAGGCCGCGACGGATGACCAGGGCAAGCTGACAGCGGATGCGGAAGCGCGGATTCGCCAGATCAATGTCCAACTGGCCGAGATTGGCAAGCTGAAGAAAAGCCTGTCAGATATTCGCGCCGCGCATCGCCGCTTTGCGATACAGGCCGGAAATGGCGCGCGCATGAAGTCGATGCGCGAAGAGGCCGGGGTCAAGCTGTCCCGCCGCCTCGATGATCTGGACGCGCAGCCGCTGGAATTGAACACGCTCTCGGGCGTGGTGCGGTTTACGGTCGATCGCGAAGACGGGCGGCGCTATGCCAATGTCGAGCTGATGCCGCATGCGCGCGCGCAGCTGCACACCAAGATCATGCCGGTGCGCTATGAGGCCGATTGTGCCGACCCGCCGGAATGCCCGCAATTCGACGCCTTTCTGGCGCGGATTCAGCCGGACCCGGTGATGCGCCAGTTTCTGATGCGGTCATTTGCCCTGGCGATGACCAGGCTGATCGAGCAGAAGCTGTGGTTTCTGTATGGCATGGGGGCCAATGGCAAGTCGGTGCTGGTCGATCTGATGGCGCGGATCGCGGGCGACTATGCCGCCACCGCCAAGATTGAATCGCTGACAGGCACCAACCGGCGCGGAGGTGGCGATGCCACGCCTGATCTGGTGCCGCTGATCGGCGCGCGGATGGTGCGCGCGGCGGAACCCGATGAGGGGATGCGCTGGCAGGAGGGCCTGATCAAGGACCTGACCGGGGGCGAGCCGATCCTTGTGCGCGCGCTGCATTCCGATTTTGTCGAAGTGCGGCCCTGTTTCAGCCTGTTCATTTCCGGCAACCACAAGCCCGATATTCGCGGCACGGATGACGGGATCTGGCGGCGGCTGATGCTGGTGCCGTTCGATGTGCAGATCCCCAAGGATGAGCAGATCCCGAAGCGGGAGCTTGATGACATTCTCTTTGCCGAGCGGGACGGCATATTCCGCCAGCTGGTGGGCTATCTGGGAGATTATCTGGAGCGCGGTTTGCGCGAGCCGGACAAGGTGTTGGAGGCCACATCGGAGTTCCGCGAGGAAAGTGACCCCTATGGGGCGTTTCTGGAGGATGCCTGTGTCGTCTCTGGCAACCCAGAAGACACGATCGAGGCGCGCGAGTTGGTGCTGTGTTTCCATTTCTGGATGATGTCGCGGGGCGAGGGTGCGTTCAAGGACCGCACTGTCGCGCTGGCGCTGGCGGACCGGTCGCGACGATGGGCCAGCAAGCGCACGGGCCAGAAATTCACCGCGCGCAAATCTGGCGGCACCAAGCGATATGACGGCATTCGGCTGTCTGACCTGTTCGCGCGCGAATGGGGTGCCGCGCATAAGGACGCGCAGGGCCGCGCCATCGCGCCCAATTCCGGCGGCGACAGCGGCGCGCAGGGCGCGTTCTGAGCCATCCCTGCACCCTGCTGAGGGTCATTGCGGGGACGATGGGGACGATAACGGGGCGGGCAGGGACGATGAATGCGGGGTCCGGGGGTGCGGGGCTGACTGGTTTAGGCAAGCAAAAGCAAGGGGTTATGTGATGGGCAGGGACGATGGGGACGATAGGGACGATAAATGCGGGGTTCCGCGTGTGCGCGCGCGCGACGTGTTCGCATTGGTCGTCAAAGGGGCAAAAGGCATTCTTACGCGTAGGTGGAAAATATCATCCCTATCGTCCCTATCGTCCCTTTTAGGGGGTCAAGGCATTGAAAAGACAGGGAAGGATTTGTGCGATCTGGCGCAAAAGAACGTCCCTTTTTTCGGGGTTATCGTCCCCATCGTCCCTGAGTTGAGGGCGGGAAAACAACAGAATGTATGTGGCTAGGCAAGAGGCGCAAAATATGGTGGTGGCAATGCGGCAGATACAGGCAGAGCGGGCAGTCAAGCAGCAGATCGGGGTCAAGGCGCTGCTGGAATGGGCCTTCGGGGCAGAGCGCGCCTCGGTCGAGTTTGATGAGGTGGGTGTGGCCCCTGTCGGGGTGGACACGATCTGGCTGCTGATGCAGCGCGGGCGATTGGGCTGCAAGGTGGATGGGGGCCGCTATGGCGGGGGCGCGCAATCGGCCTCGGATGCAGAGATCGTGGCGGCGATTGTGGCCGCGCTGCCGGTGGCGCAGGGCGGGCGCGGCATGGCGGTGCGGATTGCGGAACTGGCGCGCGCGGGCCTGTCGCCGGAATACTTTCCGGATGCTTCTCCGCGTGTGGTGCCGCTGGAGATGCGGCGCAGCAAGTATGGGCTGTTTGCCACGACAGTTGATGCGCGCGACATCCAGTTCGCGGGCTTTGGCCGCTTCCCGGTCAAGGATAGCCGCTGCTGCCCGGTGCGCGTGGTGCCAACCGCGCAGCAGATCGGCGCGGCGCGACGCTTCTGGCTGGACTGGGTGGGTGCGCTGATGTTCCTGCAAGCTGAGTTGCGCATGGCCGGTCTGTCGCATTGGGAGGTGACGGATGAGCTGCCGCCGATTGCGCCGTGGCGTGGGGGTGCGGTGTGATGGGCAACGGAAACAGGATACAACCGTCAGACATTGCGGCGCTGCGCGATCTCCTTTCAAAGCCCGGCGGCTTGGAGGCCGTCTTGGCCGAAGTGGAAGCCCAAAAGCGGCGGGCCGCAACGCGGTCAGATTTTGACAGATGGTCAAGGGTGATGGGCTATCCTGTCAGCCAGCTTTCGGGGGTTCCCGGTGAGAAGGTCCGCCCGCGATACATTCGCCTGAGCCTGTGGCAGCGTCTGCGCGCTTGGTGGGCGGGGTTGCTGTGATGGGGCAGATGCAGCGCAGGGCGCGGATTAAGCGGGAGTTGCAGGGTAAGGCGCGGGCCAAGGTGCGGCGGTTGGAATGTCCGTTTACTGTCCTGAGTGTGAGATATGAGCTTGCGGGCGAGGCTATGGTGGCCGCCGCGCTGGCGCTTGGTGGGGCGCTGATCAGGCAAAATCGTGGCGGTGAAGAGCGGGGTTGCTGTGATGGCTGAGGATCGGGTCTGCGCGTGGTGTGGTGGGGCGATTGTGGGGAAGCGGGCGGAAGCGCGGTATTGCTCGAAGAGCTGCAAAAAGAAACGACACTATCATGAGAATAAAGATTACTATGCTGAAAAGGCTCGTCGCCATCGAATAGAAAATCCGGGCTTCCACAAAGAAAGGGTCTCCAAATGGAGGGCTGACAACCTCGAGAAAATAGCAGAGTACAACGCCCAATACGATAAAATTAATGCTTCGAGACGAAGGCGGCGTGTTCGGGCATGCTACCGCCGCCGTGCTGCCGAACGCAACATGCAATCCTTCCTGACTTCCCTTCCTAAACTTAAGCGATGATAGACAAGGAGAAATCATCATGACCAATGAGCTGACACTTGACCAGGCGCGGGATATGGATGCTGCCGCGCTGCGGGCGATCTTCGATGAGGCGCTGTCGCAACTGGACCTGTTTCTGCGGGACGCCTGCATCTGTTATCTCGCGCTGCTCGATCAGGGTGCCGAATTGCCTTTGCTTCACCCTGCCTTTCGCCATGCCGAAGCGATTGCGACTGGTGCGCTGTCGCCGCGCGTGGCGATGCGTCACGCGACAAATCGGAACATCATCGGGGCGATGGCGGGCTTGCCGCTGGATTTGCAGGATCGGCTGGTCGATGGCGAGAAGGTGAAGATTGCGGTTATGAGCGATCAGGGCCGCATTCATTCGGATGAGGTCTGTCTGGAGCAGATGTCGCCTGAGCAGATGCGCCGCGCGTTCGGGGCCGATGGTGTGCGCGATTGGCAGGTGCAGGGTGAGTTGCTGATCAAGGGGCAGAGTGTGCAGAGCAGTCGCGCGCCAAGTAAGCCAGTGATCCGTGTGGACCGTGAGACGCGGGATATAATTATCAACCGCGTCCGTGTCAGCCCGGAGGATTTGGAGCCAGCGTTTGCGGCGCTTGGGCTTCAGGTCAAGCCCTTCATGAAGGGGCGGTTCAAGCCCGTGCGGATCACTTGAGAAAAAACTTCTTGACGAAATGTCACTCTCTTGACATTTTACAGCCAGACGAATTGCGCCCGATGGAGAAACCCTCCCTCGGGCGCTTTGCTTTGCGGGGGTGTGATGGGCAGGCTGAAGCGGTTGCCAGAGCGCCTCTCGGCTTTGCCGGATCGTGTGGCGCGGGTGGTCGAGCCTGACCGCACAGAGCGTCCGGCCTATCATGCCTGGTACAAAACGGCTGAGTGGCAGAAGCTGCGCTGGAAGATTCTGGTGCGCGACCGGTTCACCTGTCGGCTGTGTGGTGTGGTCGAGGGGCGTAAGGGCCAGCAGATCGCGGACCACATCCAGCCCCATCGCGGGGATGCGGCGCTGTTCTGGGATGAAAACAACCTGCAGTGTCTGTGCAAGACCTGCCACGACAGCGCAAAGCAACGGGAAGACAAGGCGCGCTGGTGACAGGGAGGGGGGGGGTGAAAACTCCACAACCCCTGCCTGCTCTAGACCCGCGGGGATATCACGCGCAGAATTTTTTTGGGACATGGCTGAAATTCAAGACTTTCGCAAAACTGACCTGTTTGGAAATCCTGTCAGAACGCGCAAGGGGCAGCGTGGGCGGCCATCTCTGGAGATCAGCGCCGAAGACCGCGACGTGGTGGAAGCGGCGCTGGTGCGCGGCTGGAGCAACGAGAGGATCGCAAAGGCGGTCGGAATCTCGGTCCCGTCACTGAAGCGGCATTTTAGATCTGCCCTGGCCAAACGGGACGCCGCGCGCGACCGGATGGAAGCGGCGCTGTTCTCGGCGCTGGCGCGGCAGGGAATCGACAAGGGCAATGTCGGCGCGTTGCGCCAGCTGCGCGAGTTGCTGGACAAGGACATGGCGCGCGCCCAACAGGCCGAGATGCACCGCCGCCAGTCCGAGGCAGACAGCGCGGGTGTGAAGCTGGGCAAGAAAGAGGCCGCGCAACAGGCGGCAGAGGCCGCGCTGCAAAGTGAAGGCTGGGGCGATTTGTTGAAACCGGGCGGGATGCACTGACATGAACATGCCGCTGCGCCGTGAGGTCTGGGACACATCGCTGCCCGATTGGGAGGACCGGATCACCAAAGGCGCTTCGCTTGTGCCTGATCTGCCGCTGAATGACGCGATGGCTGAAAAGGCCGTGCGCATCTTCAAGCGGCTGCGCTGCCCCGATCTGATCGGGATGCCGAGCTATGGCGAGATCTGCGATGACTGGGTGTTTGACCTGGTGCGCGCGATCTTCGGGTCATACGACCCCGAAACCAAGCGCCGGGCGCTGCGGGAATTCTTCCTGCTGATCCCGAAGAAGAACGGAAAGTCGTCGGTCGCTGCGGCGATCATCGTCACAGCCGCAATTCTGAATGAGCGTCCAGAGGCAGAGTTGCTGCTGATCGCGCCGACAATGACCATCGCGAAGATCGCTTTCAAACAGGCCTGGGGGATTATCCGAGCCGATGCAGAGCTTGAGGCGCTGTTTCATGTGCGCGAGCATCTGCGCACGATCCGCCACCGCGTGACGGGGGCCGAGATTTCGGTGAAGGCTGCGCAGGGCGATGTGATCACCGGCGGCAAAGCCACCTATACGCTGATCGATGAGACGCATGAATTCGCCAAGTCGAGCAAGGCCGAGGGCGTGTTTCTGGAACTGCGCGGCGCGCTGGCCTCGCGCCCGGACGGGTTCCTGATGCAGATCACGACCCAGAGCAAGGAATCGCCCGCGGGCGTGTTCAGGCAGGAGTTGGAAAAAGCGCGCTCGGTGCGTGACGGGCGCATGAAGCTGCCGATTCTGGCGGTGCTGTATGAGCTGCCGAAGGTGTTGCAGAAAAGCTGGCAGGATCCGGCAACATGGCCGTTGGTCAATCCGAACCTTGGCCGGTCGGTCGATGAAGGGTTTCTGGCCGATCAGTTGACGGTTGCGCGCGAAAATGGCCCGCATGCGCTGGCGCTGCTGGCCTCGCAGCACTTCAATGTCGAGATCGGCGTGGGGCAGGGCGGGGCATGGGTTGGCGCGCAGTTCTGGGCGCAGGCCGCGCGCGAGGGCGTGACGCTGGAGCAGATCATCGGGGAATGCGAGGTCGCTGTTGCCGGGGTTGATGGCGGTGGGCTGGATGACCTTCTGGGGCTGGGGGTGATTGGCCGGCATCGCGAGACAAAGCGCTGGATGGGCTGGGCGCATGCCTGGGCGCATCCGGAAGTGCTGCGCACGCGCAAGGAGATTGCGCCACGGCTGCGGGATTTCGAGCAGGCCGGGGATCTGACGATCCTGGCGGAAGATGACCCGACCGGCGACATCATCGGCGTTGCCGATGTGATCGAGCGGCTGAAAGATGCAGCGCTGCTGCCGGATGCTGGCGCGGTAGGGCTGGACCCCTATGGCGTGTCGGCCATCATCGACGAGCTGGCAGGGCGCGGCATCAGCGACGAGCAACTGGCCGCGATCGGGCAGGGCGCGCGGTTGTCGCCGGAAATCTGGGGCATCGAGCGCAAGCTGAAAGACGGAACATTCGTGCATGGTGGCCAGCCGATGATGGATTGGGTGCTGGGCAATGCGCGGATCGAGCAGCGGGGATCGGCGGTTTTGATTACAAAGGAAGCGGCAGGCCGCGCCAAGATTGACCCGCTGATGGCGCTACTGAACGCCTTCAAGCTGATGAGCCGGAATCCGGTATGCCAACAGCCGGTGGATTACGACGCGTATCTTAAAGCATCGGTGGTTGTCGCATGATCGGACGTGTTCTTCGTGGGGCCATCACCGGTATCAAATCCGAGCTGAAGCCGGGGAATTCCGGCTGGGAGCATGTTTCTGGCGTCGAAAGTGGATCGCGTGGATTATCCGGCGTCGGCATGAAATCCAGATCGGGGACTCGTGTCTCGCCCGAAACGATCATGCAATTGTCGAGCGTATGGGCCTGCACGATGCGCACGTCGCAGTTGGTGTCGTCCCTGCCTGCCGCAATGTTCGAGAAAGGGGCCAATGACGGGCGGCGCGAGGTTGAAGATCCGCTGAATGAAATCCTGACCCAGAGACCCAATCGGGACCAGACCGCCCAAGAGTTCTGGGAGGGCGTTGTTGCCCAGATGTTGATCCGGGGCAATGGCCCGTCTGAAGTGTCGCGCATAAATGACCGTGTCGTGTCATTGCGGCCGTTGATGAACGCAACGCCAGAGATCCGTGAGGGGCGGCTGAATCGCTGGGCGTTCATGGATCGCGGGCAAATGGAATACCTGCCGCCTGAGAAGGTGTTCAACATACCGGGTTTCAGTGTCGGTGGGGGCCTTGGATTGTCTGTTGTCCGGCATGGCGTCCATAGTTTTGGCGCAGCACTGGCGGCGGATGAGACCAGCTCGACTTTCTTTGCGAATGCGATGCAGCCCGGCGGGGTGATTGAGTATGAGGGCAGCGGGGCTCAAGCGCCGAATCCCGAGCAGTTGAGCGGCATCAAGGCACTGATCGAAAAGTTCACAGGCTCTCGCAAGGCGGGCAAAGTTCTGATGCTTCCGCCGAATACGAAATACCGATCCGTGACCATGTCGCCGGAAGACGCGCAGCTTTTGGAAACAAGGAAGTTTTCAACTGAGGATATCTGCCGTTGGTTCGGCGTCCCGCCGATTATCATCGGCCACGCATCGCAGGGGCAGACGATGTGGGGCAGCGGGGTCGAGGCGATCATGCTGTCGTGGCTGACGTTGGGGATCAACCCGCTGTTGAAACGGATTGAGGCGCGCGTTCTTAAAGACCTGGTCCCGCCTGCGCGGCGGCGCAACTGGTATTACGAGTTTAACCGTGAAGCGATGTTGCAGATGGATAGCGGTAGGAAGGGTGACTTCATGGTGAAAATGGGCGCGTCGGGCACGATGACCGCGAATGAACGGCGCGCGCGTCTGAACCTGCCGCGCCATGAGGACCCGAATGCAGATGCGCTTTTGGCGCAAGTGGCGCTGGCGCCGTTGAAAGACCTTGGAGGGCATGACGAATGACAATCCGAAATCTACCTCAAGTCGATATCGGCGCGCGGCCTGCCGTTCGTTCTGATGTGTCGCAATCCGCATTGATGCGTTGGTCGCCCGATGTGCGTGCGGCGCAGGAAGATGATGCGACAATCACGATTCTGGATGTGATCGGACATGATTTCTGGGATGAAGGGGTGACTGCAAAGCGCATCAGTGGCGCGCTACGCCGTATTGGCGAGCAACCCGTTACGGTTGTCATCAACAGTCCAGGCGGTGACATGTTCGAAGGGCTGGCTATCTACAACATCCTTCGCGAGCATAAATCGCGGATCACCGTCAAGGTCGTGGGGATCGCTGCGAGTGCCGCCTCGGTCATTGCGATGGCGGGCGATGAAATACAGATCTCACGCGCTGGCTTTTTGATGATCCACAACGCGTGGGTGATCGCTGGCGGCAACCGTCACGATATGCGCGAGGTTTCGGACTGGCTTGAGCCTTTTGATGAGGCGATGGCGGGGGTCTATGCCGCAAGAAGCGGTCTGGACCAGAAAGACATCGCCGCGATGATGGATGCGGAAACCTATCTGAATGGCCAGCAGGCGATCGACAAGGGGCTGGCAGATAGTCTGCTGTCGCGCGACGATGTCACTGTCGCGCCTGATGATGCACAGGCCCTCAGCCTTCGGGCCGAGCGGCGCATGGATATTCTCGCCCGACGCGCTGGTGTGTCACGTGAAGACACGCGCGCATTGATGGCTGATCTGAAATCCGGGGGCAAGCGTGGCGCTGCCCCAACCGGCGAGCCTGGTGCCGCCGATCTCGCTGCCCAGCTGAGAGAGCTGCGCGGTTTGTTTCAACCCACATAAAGGGGAACCTTACAATGAAGATGATGAAGTCAACCGCCGCACTGGCGGCAATGATGGCGGCTGCGCCGCCTTCTGTGATAGTCATGCCGCGTGCGGATGCCGAAGGCGACACGGCCAAACTGCTGGCCGAAATCAAGGCGCTGGCAACACAGACGCGTGAAGAGTTGTTTCCAAAAGCTGAAGACGCGCTGAAGGAAGCAAAGCAGGCCGGAACACTGAGCGCCGAGCTGAAGGCGTCGATCGACGAGTTACTTCCGAAATTCAATGCGGCCAGTGCGGCGCAATCGAAGCTGGAAGGCAAGCTGGAAGCGCTGGAGAGCCGCACGCTGGATGTCGAGCAGCTGGCGGCGCAAGGTGGCGGCGCAGGCCGGAACGGAGCAGTCAGTGCAGGGCGTGAGGTCGCGCAGAGTGACGATCTTAAAGCCTATGTCGCGGCTGGCCGCCCCGGCGCTTTTGAAACCTCGATCAAGGCGCAAATCACCACCGTTGGCGGGTCGGGCGGCGGACTGATCTGGTCTGATCGTGAGGCAGAGCCTGTGCGCATGGCACGGCGCACGCTGTTGATCCGCAGCCTGTTGAATGTCGTGCCCACCGGCCAGACGGGGTCTGTCGAATATACACGCCAGACAACCCGCACGAATGCTGCGGCCCCGACGGCAGAAGGCGCAGCAGCCCCTGCATCGACCTATGGCTGGACCAAGGCGGAAACGATCATCCGCAAGATCAACCATGTGACACATGTCACGGAAGAGGCCTTGTCAGATGCGGCGATGCTGGAAGGGGAAATCAACGGCGAACTGGCTTATGGCCTTGATCTGGTGGAAGAGCAGCAGATCCTGACGGGCAATGGTTCGGGGCAGAACCTGTCCGGCCTGATTACCAATGCAACCGCATTCGCTGCAGCATCCGGTCTGCCCAATGCACAGCGTATCGACCGGCTGCGTCTGGCGATCCTGCAGGTGACGTTGAATGACTATGCAGCGGATGGCATCGTTCTGAACCCGACTGACTGGGCGGCGATTGAATTGCTGAAGGACGCTGAAAACCGTTACCTGTTCGGGGTTCCAGCCAATCCCGGCCAGCCTGCGCTGTGGCGTTTGCCGGTGGTGGAATCGAACAGCATGACAGCGAATGAATGGCTGGTTGGTTCGATGCGTATGGCGGCCACGCTTTATGACCGTCAGGAAAACACCCTGCGCATCTCAAGCGAGCATGGCGACAACTTTGTCGAAGGCATGCTGACGATGAAGGGCACCAAGCGCGTGGCTCTGGCAGTCAAGCGCCCGCCCTCGCTGGTCACAGGCAACTTCACCTTCGGCGGCTGATCGTCGGGGTAACATCACACCGGGGGCCGCGCGCCCCCGGCAATCTGAAAGGTTGAAACTATGCTATTCAGAATGATCCGCACACAGACAGGTGAGCGCGGGACTTACCGTTCGGGCGTTGCGTATGATGCAGGCAAGGACGCTGTGGTCCTTAAGGAGGTCAAGGCCTTCATCGCAGCGGGTTTTGCCGAAGAGGTGACGGCAGAGCAGCTTAAAAAAGAAAAAACTGTTGCGGAGAAGTTGTCAGCAGCATCTTTGCGGCCATCGAAATCAGCCAAGGGGACGGAGGCCATTCGTGCGGCCAAAGATGCCGAAGCGCAAGCGCTGGCCGATGCTGAAGCCGCGCGTGCAGCCGAGGCGGTCGCGAAGGAAGAGGTTGAAACGCTGAAGGCGAAGATTGCGGAGCTTGAAGCAGCGGTTGCGGCCAAAGGCGCGGCAGGGCAGGAATGACCCCGATCCGCGTCACGCCCCCGGCCGGGCCAGTTGTCCCTCTGCCTGATCTGAAGGCGCATCTGCGCGTTGTGGGCAATCATGATGATGTGCATATCGCGGCGCTGGAGGCGGCTGCGGTTGCGCATCTGGATGGCTGGCGCGGGGCGTTGGGCCGGTGCATTCTGGAGCAGGCGTGGCAGGTCAGCTATCCCGGCGCGGGGGTGTGGCGTTTGCCTTTCCCGGATGTGACGGCCGTCACGGCTGTCGATGGTGCAGGCGATCCGGTTGACGCGGCTCTCAGCCATGATGCGTTGGGGTCGCGGGTCGAGATTGGCGAGGCGGCAGTGGTCACGCTGACAGCGGCGCTGCCTGATGATGCGTTGCCTGCGATAGATGTCGCAATTAAGTTGCTGGTGCAGCACTGGTATGACAACGGCACAGCTGTTGTTACCGGGACTATCGCGACTGAGCTGCCACTCGCGTTCAGCGCTCTGATTGGCCCGTTGCGGTGGATCAGGGTGTAAGCGATGAACCTAGACAGGCCCGTCCAGTTTCGTCGTGCGCAGCTGATCGATGATGGCTTGAGCACGCGCTGGACATGGAATGACGCGGATCCCGCTGCTGACAATCACGGGCCGGTGCATTTTGCCGCCAAGCGCGACCTGTCGGATGGGGAGCGCTGGCGCGCGGGCGAGGAGCAGGCGCATGTTACGACGCGCTTCACGCTGCGCTGGTCGCCTTTTGTGGATGGCATCACCCCGAAGGACCGATTGGTCTGCGACGGGGTCACATATGAAATTACAGGCAAGAAGGACGGCGCAGGGCGCAGGCGGTCGATCGAGTTCACCTGTGCGGCGCGGAATGATCAATGAGCGTCACGGTGAAGCTGGAAGGGTTCAAGGATCTGGAAAAGGAGCTGGCCAAGCTGGCGAACCATACCCAGCGCAGGGCATCTGCGCGGCGCGCGCTCAGGAAGGCGGCGGAGCCGATGGTGGGCGTGGCGCAGGGGCTTGCCCCGCGCGGGGATACGAACACGCTGGCCCCTTCGATCAGTATTGGCACGCGCCTGTCAAAACGGCAGGCATCGCTGCACCGGCGCATGTTTCGGGGCAGCCGTTCGGCAGTCGAAATGTTCCTGGGCGCGGGCCCGTTTTCCAGCGCGTGGAATCAGGAATTCGGCAACCGCAACCATACGGCACAGCCCTATCTGCGGCCCGCGTGGGATCAGGAAAAGGGGCCCATGCTGGAGCGGCTGAAGGCGGAGCTATGGGCAGATATTCAGAAGGCCGTTGCGCGCGCGGAACGGCGCGCGGCGCGGCTGGCGGCGAAGGGGTAGGAAATGGCAGAAATGACGGTGAAGCTTCAACTCAAGATCCAAGACCTGGACTCATTCAAGCGGCTGGTTTCGGCTTTGGGCGGATGGGCTGAAGAGGCCCAGCAGCGCGGATCTTTGACCCCTGCTGAAGCCGAGCTGTTCAGCGCAGCGGTTGAGTTGGAAGACACGGCGAAAGGCTGACGCATGGAAGAAGCCCTGCGCGCTGTCCTGCTGGCCTCCGGCGGGGTGATTTCGCTGGTTCCTGCCGCCCGCATAAACTGGGGCGAGCATCCGCAAGGCACCGGCAGCCCTTACATCACCATGATGGTGGTCGGGGATAACGAGGGCCTGACGATGAAGGGCCCTGACGGCCTGTCGCAGGGCCGCGTGCAGATTGATTGTTATGCGCCAACAGCATTGCTGGCAAAGCAGGTTTCCCGCGCCGTGCGGGCCGTGTTGCACGGCCATCGCGGCGGCGGGTTTCGTTTGGTGAGCCATGTTGCCACCAGAGACAGCCGCGAAGGCGGCACGAATGAGGCTGAACGGTTGCACCGTGTCAGTCTGGACTTCACAACATCATGGAGAGCAACATGACTGAGACAAACGCCGATATCGGCTATAACGGATCCTTCGGAATCGAGGGCGAGACCTCCGGAGTCTATGTGGACTTGGCGGAAGTCAAAGCCATCACACCGCCCGGCTTTTCAAGGGAAAAGCAGGACGCAACTCACCTGAAGAGCCCCGACTCTTACAAAGAATATGTGATGGCGCTATTCGATACCGATGACGCATCGATCACGCTGAACTTTACGCCCCAGAATTTGCCCGCGCTATGGGCTGCCTTCCATGCGCCGCAAGGTGGGAAGTATCAGATCACATTCCCAGATGGGCAACAAATGCGCTTTACGGGCGCTTTCACAGGAATGTCTTTGCCTGAAATGACGCCGGAAGGCGTTATGGAATCGAGCGGGACGATCACGCGTACGACTGGAAAGCCGACGCTGCACCCTGCGCCGGTTTCGGGGGGCTGATGAATGGCTGATCCACGCGGCGCATTGAGGGTCACGGCGGCCGGGCAGGACTACACGCTCTGGCTGGGCATGTCCGGGCTTGCCGAATTGCAGGCGAGGCACGGGCAGGACGTGCTGCAGAAGCTGGACCCGCCCGAGGGGGCGGGGGAGGCTTGGGTGCCGGATCTGAATATCGTCCTCGATCTGCTTCTGGCATCCCTGCAGCGGCACCATGCTGACGCTGACCGATTCACGGCAGACGAAATTTTTGCCGAGAATGAGGGCGTTGTGCTGCAGCTGCTGGCAGCGGCTTTCCCGGAGCAAGAGCCAGCGCCGGGAAACGCGAGAGCGCCGAAGCGCGCGGCGGGAAACGGACGCAGGCCGAAGCGGGCGGCCTGAAGCTTGGCGACCTGCTGAAAGACTACATCGCGGCGGGGTTCGACCCGGCGCGGTTCTGGGAACTGACCCCGCGTCTGTATGTGCTGGAAATGGATGGCGCAGCCGATCGGGCACGCAATGATCGGGCGCGCATGTGGCTTTCGGCCTGGCTGATACGGCACCAGAAGCCGCCAACATTCGAGCAATTTGTTGACCCGCCCAAGCGGCAAGAGCGGCAGTCGCCGGACGTCATGAACGCGATGCTGTCTGCGCTTGCAGCGGCATGGGGCGCAGAAAAGGTGCATTGATGGCAGGATCGGTGATCGGCGCGCTGCGCGTGAATCTGGGTCTGGATTCCGCGCAATTTGTCAGGGGCGCGAAACAGGCTGAAAGCACAACCAAGCGGATCGGGCGCTCGATGCAGAAGATCGGTGCCGCCGTTTCCATTGCCAGCACGGGTATTGCTTTGGCGGTGCGCGGTCAGTTGAACCTTGCCGATGAGGCCGGGAAGGCCGCGCAGACATTGGGTCTGCCGGTCGAGCAACTGACCCGTTACCGGCATGCGGCGGCATTGTCCAATGTCTCGACCTCGACCCTTGAGGGCGCGTTCCAGCGGCTATCGCGCAACATGGTTGACAATGCGGATGACTTCGAGGCGCTTGGCATTTCAGTGCGCGATGCGAATGGTGATATGCGCAGCGCTGATCATGTCATGGCCGACCTTGCTGATGTGATGGCAGCTATGCCGGACGGGGCAGAGAAAACCGCGCTTGCAATGGAGCTGATGGGCCGGTCGGGCGCTGACCTGATCCCGATGCTGAATGGCGGGCGCGATGCGCTGCAGGAGATGCTGGATGAGGCAGACAAGCTGGGCCTGACGATCAGTGCTGAGACCGCAGAAGCCGCGGCGCAATTCAACGACAATCTTACGCGGCTGACGGGCACCATGCGCGGCTGGGTGACGATAATCACGGCAGAACTCGCGCCCGTGCTTGCCCGCATAAGTGATGCCGTGGTGGCAGCATCTGAGCAGTTTCAGGGCATGTCGCCGGTGATGCGCCGCGTTGCGGCAGCCGTGGCGGGCATCATCGTTGTCGCGGGCCCCCTGATCCTTGGGCTGGGCACATTGCTGGTTATGGGCAAGGCTGTCATCGCCCCTTTCGCGGGGTTGGCGGGGCTTTTGGGGGGTGCGTTCAAGGTCGCGGTGGCGGGGGCGGCTGCGGTTGTCGCCACGCTGGGCTGGCCCCTGACGCTTGCCGCCCTGGCGGTTGCCGGGATTACGGCAGCGGTGATCAAGTTCTGGCCTGAGATCAAGGCCGCGACAGCGGCGCTGGTCGAGTGGGTGCGCGACGGGTTGCAGGCGGCGCAGGAATGGCTGGGCAAGGCTGGCGAGGCGGTCGGGCGTTTCACCGATGACATGCTTGACCTTGGCAATCGCGGCGTCGAGTTCGTGAAACAGAAATTTCAGGAACTAATGTCTTTCCTGAGCAACCTTGGCTCTCAAATGGCCGGCGTTGGGCGCGATATGCTGGACGGATTGGTGCAGGGGCTTGAGGATCGATTCCCGCGCGCGTCTGCGGCCATGCGGCGGCTGGGGGGGCTTTTGCAGCGCGAAACCCGCGCCGCTGTTGAAAGCAACTCGCCTTCGCGCGCCTTTGCCCGAATAGGTCATGATATTGTCGAAGGTCTTGTGGTGGGCATCGAGGAGCGCGACCACGTTGCCACAGCGGCGATGGCGCGCGTGACAGACCAGCTTCAGGATCAGGTTGGCGGCGCGGCCAGCAGCATGAGCGGCATGTTCGAAAATGCCTTTACCGGGATCGTCACGGGCAGCCAGACCGCAAGAGAGGCCATCGGCAGGCTGTTGCAGGATCTGGCCCGCATGATGGCGCAGCGCGCATTTCAGGCGCTGTTCGGCGGCATTTTTGGCGGCGGCGGCGGTGGCTTCCTTGGTGGGCTGTTCGGCGGGTTCCGCGCGGATGGCGGGCCAGTATCAGCAGGCCGCACCTACATGGTGGGCGAGCGCGGGCCGGAACTGTTCACGCCGGGGGCATCTGGGCAGATCACCAGCAATGAGGCGCTGCGCGGCGCGGGTGAGCCTGTGCAGGTCGTGGTCCGCGTTCTGCCATCGGGTGAGTTTGATGCCCGCGTTGAAAACACGGCGCGCGCTGTCGTGCGGGTTGAGACGCCGGGCATGATTGGCGGGGCCTTCAAGCGCGCACGCGAGCAGCGGGGGTTTGAGTGATGCCCACGGATGTGATCGCCTTCCCGCCTGTGGGTGCTGTCGGCAGCATGTGGACCATTGCGGCCCCTGTGCAGCGCAGCCAGTCCATGATCACGGGGCGGCGGTATCTGTCGCGCTGGGGCCGTGAGCGGCGCAAGGCGATGGTCAATGTCTCGGCATTGGCGCTGGATCGATCTGGCGCGGGCTTTTCCGAAATACTGATCCGCTATCTGGATGGCGGCGCGAATCTGGTGCGGTTGAGCAGCTACCCGATCAACTGGCATCTGGATCAAGCGCGGCTTGAGGGCGTGCGTTCATCGGAGTCTTTGGAATGGAGTGCGCAGGGCGTTCCGTTGGCATGGCAGGCAGACGGTCAGCCGCTGCTATGGTTCAACGGATCGGTGATTTCGGGCGTTGCGGCGGGCAATGAGATTGAGGTCAGCGGCCTTCCGCCGAACACACTGATCGCGCGGCCTGCTGACTTTGTGCGGGCGTTCGGGGCGCTTGGTGAGACTGAGGGGCCAATTGCGCAGATCGTGACCGAGGCGCGCAGCGACGCAAATGGCGCTGCTGTTCTGAGCCTGTTTGAGCCGTTGCCCGCTGGGGCTTATGCGCGCGTTAATATCGGCGCGTCTGAAAGCCGCGTGTTCGAGGCGCAGGACATACCGCAAAGCCCGCAGCCGCTGGGCGCGAACTGGTTTTATCAGTGGAATTTCCGCGAAGTCTTTGCCGATGAGGTTGGCGGGTTCAGTGAGGTGAACCCGTGGTAAGCCGCAATATCCACCCCGATACAAAAGCGGCCATTGCAGCGGGCAGTTTCTGCCCTGTGGTCATGGTCTATCTGGACTGGCCGGAGGGGCCGGTGCGCGCGCATAGCAATGTTGGCCCGATCCAGTGGCAGGGGCATGAGTGGCTGGGTCTGGGTAAGTTCGCGGGCCTGTCAGCGCCCGAAGAGGCTGCGGGCCTTGCGCAGAGCGCGGCCAGCCTGCAACTGATCGGCGCGCCTGATGAAGTGGACGCCTATCTGGACAGCCCGATACGGGGCCGCCCCGGCGAAATATGGTTTGGTGTTGTCACAGAGCGTGCGGGCAATGTGCTGATCGGTGAGCCGTTCCGGATTTTCGCGGGCTACATGGACGCCATGCGCGACACGATTCAGGCGGCGGATGGCGGAATAACGCGCGTGATCACGATCGATGTTGCGAACGGCCCGTCACAGCGCCTTTCGGCCAGCCTGTTTCACACAGATGAAGACCAGCGCCGCACCCATCCGAATGACACGGCAGGGCGGTTGGTGATCAATTCCGAGGCGCGTTTCGAGAGGCTGTCATGGCCGGAGTAATGGCGATCTGCATGGAGGTCATGGACAGGCCGTGGCACTGGGGCGTGGCTGACTGCTGCACAGCCGCCTGTGATGTGTTTGCGCGGTTGCATGGCGTGGACCCTATGGCGCGGCTGCGCGGGCGCTACAGCACGCGGCTGGGGGCATTGCGCCTGATCACACAAGGGGGCGGGTTCGAGCGCTTCATTGCGACAGAGTGCCGGATTGCGGGCCTGATTGCATCGTCCGGCGCGGTCGGGGATGTGGGCGTGGTGCGGGACGGCAGTGGCGCGCTGGCGCTTGGTGTATGTACCGAACGGGGCTGGGTGGCGAAATCTGAGCGTGGTCTGGTTGCCGCGCGAATGGAAAGGGCGTGGTCATGCCGCCAGCAGTAGCCGTTGTTTCTGCCGCTGCGGCAGCCGTGGGGTCGGCTGTGGCGGCGGTTGCGTCCTTCACGATTGGCGGCATCGCGGTGGGCAGTATCGCGCTGCAAATCGGTGCCTCGCTGGCCCTGTCGGCGATTGCACAGCGGCTGAACAGGCCGTCGCGCCCAAAGCAGAAAGACATCAAGCGTGAATTGGCACAGATCCAGTCGCGCCCGCCCAAGCGCTTTGTCTATGGGCGCGACAAGGTTCCGGGGTCGCCTGCGGTCCTGCGCGTCAAAGGGCGCAACTTGTACATGTGCCTGATCCTGAATAGCCGCCCAAGCGAGGGCGGTGATGTGACGATCTATTTCGACGAGCGCTCTTCTGATATCGAGGCAGGTGATCTTTATGACTTCTCCGGCCCCGGCGCGCGGTTGAAGATAGACGGATATCGCAGGCATAACAACAATCCGGGAATGCCACATGCGTGGCTGGGCCGGGGGGATCAGGTCGGGCCGCCTGATGAAATTCTTGCTGCCATGCCGGAAGAGTTCAATTCGACCGATGGATGGCGCGGTTTGACCGTGCTTTGGCTGCGCCTGAATGCCGGCGGTCAGGAGCGCAGGTTTGATCGCTGGCCGCGCACCCCGCCTGCGGTCGAGGTTGAGGCGGATTATTCGCTGATCTGGGACCCGCGCGATCCGGCGCAAGATCCTGACGATCCGGAAACATGGGTGTGGTCGAACAATCAGGCGCTGTGCCTGCTGGACGCGATTTTGAACAACCCGATCCGCAAGCGCCAGCGCTTTCTGGTGGATATGCCTGCATTCGTGGCCGGCGCGGATCTGGCGGATGAGCCGGTCGCGCGGTTTTATGCCGGCGGCACAGTGCCGCGCTATACCGCTAACGGGGTTCTGCTGTGGTCTGCGTCCGAGTTGATGGACCAGATTACGCCTTTGGCCGATGCGGGCGCGGGTGATCTGGTGCAGATCGGCGGGCAGATCAGCTATGTGCCCCCGGTATCGCGGGCGCCCAGCTATACGATCACGGATTTTCTGGAAGATGGGGGCTTTGACTTCACGCGGCTTGTTCCTGGCAGTGACCTGCCAACAGCAATCCGCGCCAGCTATATCGCGCCGGATCGTGGCTGGCAGGAAAGCGAGTTGCCCGCGTTGGCCGTGGGGGCAGGGAGTGCGCAGCTTGCGGATGAGGGCATTCTTGATCTGCCGCTCGCATTCGTGACCGAGGCCACACAGGCGATGCGGATTCAGAAGATCACGCGCAACCGTATCGCTGCGCAGCGCCAGTTGTCCCTGACATTGCCGCCTGATGCGATCGATCTGACGCCGGGGTCTGTCGCGGGCTGGGGCATTGCAGAGCTGCCGAAATGCAGCGGCAACTGGCGCGTGGTGTCGATCAGCCCCAGCGCATGGTTGCAGGGGAACGGGGTTGCGCTGCGCTGTCCGGTCGTGCTGGCCGAAGAGCCGCCGAATGTTGACGCATGGAACCCAGAGCTGGACGAATTCCAGCTAGCGACCGAAGATTTCACCCCGCCTGCACCTGTCCGGGTGCCGCCTGATGATCTGGCCGCGACAACAGGGCCGGGTGTGGCGTCTGGCACCACGCCCCGGATCCGGTTCAGCTTCGCGCCGGTCGGGGGCAATGTGATCGGCTATGAGTGGCAGTGGCGCGCGGCTGGCGACGAATATGCCGAGGGTGGTTCGATCAGCGACAGCGTGCGCGATGCGGGGGGCAGGGTGTTCGGGTTTCTGGTGCCAGTGGTGCCGGGCACGGAATATCAGATTCAAGTGCGGACGATCTATCTGGGTGCTGTGTCGGATTTTACAGATGTGGTGATCACCGCGCAGGGGCCGGATTTTGCGCTTGATCCGCCCGGCGACGGGCAGGCGATTGGCGGCGCGGGCGAGATCGAGGTCAGTTTCCTGACGCCGAACAACACGGCGTTCGAGGCAATCGAGTTCTGGGGCAGCGACACGGATGATGTAGGCGCGGCGATGCTGCTGGAAACTGTTGCCAGTGCTGCAAACACAGTGCGCACGATTGTCGAGACGGACCTCGGTGATGCCGAGACGCGGTTCTATTTCGCCCGCTCGCGCGGCCCGTTCGGCAGTGTTTCGGCCTTCTCGCCCAGCGTGAGTGCGACGACAGACCCGCCACCAGAACCAGAGCCAGAGCCAGAGTAAAGTAGAATCAACAGCAAGACCCGCCCCGCCACAGCGCGGGGCTTTTTCGTGAGGACAGAGTATGACGCAGCCGATTTTCAATTTGCCCGTTCCGGCCCCCGGACAGACGACAAAGGAGTTGCTGGATGCAGAGGTGAATCGTGTCACCGCGCTGCTGTATGCCGCTATTGCAGCGGGCGGGGACCAAACCGCAATCGACGCGCTGGTTGCTGATATCGAAGCTATCCGTGCGGCTGCAATCGAAGCAACGGCAGCAGATCGCATTCAGACCGGCTTAGATCGGCAGGCGGCTGAGAGCGCGGCAGGCAACGCTGCGACTGATGCCAATGCACAGATCGCGCCCAACGTGCAGGCTGCTCAATCAGCCGCCCAAACCGCCGAGGTCGCGCGGGATGGCGCTTTGCAGGCGGCGGGGTCGGAGGGCTATTTTGCGACAGTCGCAGAAGCAGAGGCCGCGCTGGCGGATGGCGATGTGTTCTGGACAGTGGACGCGCCAGCGGCGGAGATTGTTTATTATCAGATCGACAGCGGGGCAGCGGTCGAAATCGACGGTGCACGTCTTAAAGCCGCTGCTTTGTTTGATTGGCTATCGCGGACTGGACCATCCGATTTTGCGCTGCCGATGGCCGACAAGGACGGTTTTGTCCGCGCGGGCCTGAGAGCGGACGGGTCTTTTCAGGTCGAGCGCTTGCTGGTCGCCAGCGATGGCGGCGATGGCGGCGAAGAAATCTCCGTGGGTGGTGCGCGATTAGTAACGTCCGAGAGCGCCGAGTTCGTGTTCTTCTTTGCCGACCGGGATGGTTTTGTTGTCGCCGGGATGGATGAAACAGGCGGTGGCCTTGGCAGCGAAACAGGCGCATCCGTCGATGTCCACAATGTCGCGTATATGTTCACGGAGCCATTTGATGACCCGTCACAAAGTCTGGTGCTGACATGGGTTTCTGACAGCCCGGGCGGCGACTTGATGGAATACCGCAACAAGGGTGCGGGGTCTTGGATCGGAGTTAAATCGCAACGCACGCGCAAGATGGGGCCGCTTGATTGGTGGCTGCACAGCGTTGCGATTGAGGGTTTGGCCTTTGCAAATGTCTACGAGGCGCGGTTTCCGGGGGCTGACCTGCGGGATGATTTCTGGACCACGCCCCGCCGGAACCCGGTGATCGCCGCAGGGTCGGATTTTCAGTCCACGCGCATCGTCGACGCACCTGAGTTGCGCCTACTCGCGGAGAGTATCCGGGCACAGGGCGCTGATATTTTCCTGCATCCCGGCGACCATATCAACGACGATGGCCGGAAAGCGCCGCTATTTCCCGACGACGAAATTTACTGGCAGCGATGGTTTGATTACATGCAAACCCTGTCGCAGATCATGCGCAAAAACGGCGGGGTCATACCCTTGGCTGGCCTTGTTGGCAACCACGAAGCGCGGAAGGCCGATCCCAGCAGTGACCCGGCGCAGGCCGAGAGCAACGGCTCCGAAATGGACGGGGCTGACGGAACCATCGGTCAGATTGAAGATGTTATGTCGTGGTCCTATTGGGACGCTACCCCGACAAAATTTGTGGACAGCGCGGCTACAATCAGTATCGGCGAGGACGTGTTCATCGTCGGCCTCAATACGGATCACTCGGAAGATTTGGAGCCGCAGATTGCCTGGCTGATTGACCAGCTTGAAGCTGCTTATCCGAAATACCGGCACCTGATCGTGATGGGACATTATCCGGCGTTTTACCCTGCCGAGGGTGTACGCAATTTTACAGCCCCGGCGCGGCGGCTGCGCAACATCATGTATCCGCAGTTGGAGCAGTTTGCCGACAAGCTGCGTGTCTACCTGTGCGGCCACGCGCATGTGTTCGCAATCACCCCTCCTCTGCGCGTGCTGTTCGATGACACGCTGACCCCAGAGCAGAATGACGAGCGATACACCGAAGATGCGGCGCTCGGAATTGTCCAAATCGGCACTGGGCCTTTGCAAGTGCGTCCGCGCTTCCCTGAACGCGGCGATGAAGCGAGTGATCTCGACGGATCGAATATGTTTCGCGTTGCGATGGGACGGGACGAAAGCGACGACATTGCCATTCGCGGCCCAGAGCCAATTGAAAACCTAACCATAAATGACGCGCGTCACTACTGGCTTATGGATTTCAGCGACACCCAATTCAGGGCACGCGGTTTCGGTATGCACGCCCTGCCTTTCTTCACGTACACAAAGGAGCTATAACGATGCCTGTAGGATTTTTCCTCGACATGGAGTCCCCCACAACTGGCGTTGGTTTTGTAAACCCGCGTCCGCTACCTGTCTTCCCGGCTGGCATCACAAAGCTGCACAGGCTGTTCAAGACACCGGGAAAAAGCAATGTAAACCGCATCCCGCGCCAGCCCGGTGATTTGCAGTTTACTGGCGTACAATTTGACGCTGATGGGATTTTGTCGGGAAATGCATCGCAAGATTGGTATGATATGGATGGGTCTGAATATATCGGCGGCGCGTGGACTTATGCTCTGATTGTTGATCTTGCCAACGTAAATATACCCAACAACATCGCATTTTCAACCGATTTTTCTGGTTCGGGCCGTCGAGGGTTTAGGATCACTGCCGCCGAACATCCTACTCGCGATTTGACCCTACAGTGCCGTGCGTATTCAGGCGCTGGGGAGGCAAATGCGCAACTCAGTTTTGACCGCCCATCAGAACGCTTCCTGTTGACAATAGCGCGTTTTGACGGGGCTGCGGCAAGCCTTGATGTGCCGCACTGGTCAGGTCTGACCCGCATTACCAACGAAGCGGCAGGAGACCCGGGGCAGTCGCCGCTCACAACCGCTGGACTCAGGTTCCCCCGAAAGGACGGGCCAGATAATCCACCAAGCGGCGTTGGATATGCTGCCTATGCCGCGTGGGGTCGCGCTCTGACTGACGCCGAAACGGACGATGCCATCGCTGCGCTTTATTCTTGGGCGCGGGGCCTTGGGATAGACGTGTGATGTGGTGGGTAGTGCTTGTTATGGCAGCTATTGTCGCAGCAATCGCGGGGGCTTTGATCGCTGCGAATGCCTGCACCGCCGCGCTATCTGATCGCACTCGCGCAGTGCCGGATTTTCCGGCGCATGGCGGGCCATCCCCCAGAGAAAGCGACACATGGCACTGACAGACGGAGCAAAAATGCCAGGAATAGACAACCGGATCAGCACCGGGAACCTGCTGACGATACTGGCGGCGTTCGCGTCTGCGGGCATTGCGTGGGGTGCTGCTCAAAGCGAGATAAAGGCGCTGAACAGCCGTATCGGCCAGATCGAGTCACAGCTTGAAACCAGCCGGAGCGAGCGACTGTCGGCGCTGGCATCGCAGGAATCCCGCCTGCGCTCGGTCGAGACAGTGGCCGCGCGCGACGGGGCGCGGCTGGACACGATCATTCAGGCGCTGAGCCGGATCGAGGCGCGGCTGGAGCGTGCAGAGGGGCGCTGAGGCTAATCAAAACCCGATCAATTCATGCCGCCTCGAGGGGCGGTTTTTTTATGGAGTGACCAGATGACACAGATCCCGGCCGACTGGCTGCCGCGCGTGCCCATGCGCGGCCTGACCGGACACTGGACAGCGGGCGGGCACCGCGCGAACACCACAGACCTGCGCGCCTATCACCTGCTGGTCGAGGGCGATGGCACGCCCCGGCGCGGGGTTGATATCCGCCTCAATAGCGGGCGGCTGCAACCGGGCTATGCCGCGCATACGCTCAATGCCAATACCGACCGCATCGGCGCATCGATGTGCGGGATGATGGGCGCGCGCGAAAGTCCCTTTGATGCGGGGCCCGCACCCCTGACGCGGGTGCAGTGGGATGCGTTTGTGCGCATGAGCGCGCAGGTGGTTGATTTCTACACCATCCCGATCGGGCGCAAGACGACGCTGTTTCATGCCGAAGTGCAGGCCAATCTGGGGATTACCCAGCGCAACAAATGGGACGTGATGCGGTTGCCGTTTGATCCGGGCGTGGTGGGGGCCGCGAAGATCGGCGACCGCTGGCGCGATGAAATGCAGGCGGTGCTGGGTGGGTCGCTGCCGCAAGTGGTCGATCCGATCCCGGCTGGGGGTGTGGCCGAGGTGACAGCGCAGGCGCTCAATTTCCGGCGCGGCCCTGGCACAGAGTATGACGCGACCGGCTCTCTGCCGCGCGGTGTGCGTGTGACGGTGCTGGATGTGACGGAATCGGGGGACTGGGCGTGGGTCCATACTCCCGCCGGTCACGAGGGCTGGGTCGCGGCGCGGCATCTGCGCATGATTGACGGCCCCGCGCCTGTGCAGCCCACCGCCCCCGACCCGCGCCGCCTGTGGATAGAGCAGGCCCGCGCGAAACTTGATGAACTTGAGGCTCAGTTAAATGGAGAATGACATGCTGCAAACCATCCTGACCGCCCTTGCCCCGCACCTGCTGGAGGTGTTCGGGCTGATTTTCACTGTCCTGATCGGTCTGGCCGTCAAGCGGCTGCGCGACTGGACCGGCATCGAGATCGAGGAAAAGCACCAGCGCGCCCTGCACAGCGCCCTCATGACCGGCGCGCGCGCGGCCCTGATGCGTGACGCACGCCTGACCCGCGAGCAGATCGTCCGAGAGGCGATAGAGTATGCGAAAGAAAGCGTGCCGGATGCGATGGCGGCACTCAAGCCGAGGGCGGATGTTCTGATCGATCTGGCGACCGCGCGCGCGAAGGATGCGCTGGGGTGGTGACTACTGCGCCGCGATCTGGCGACCGGCGTGCGAGGTTAAGTATTTCCCGAACTGGGGTGGCAGCAAAGGCCACCCCTTTTTTGGTTTCTGAAGGCCTCTTCGACCGCTAGCGCATGGCCCAGAGGCGAGTGAACGACGCTAGGTCAGATCATCGACCACGCCAATGCGCGCGGACGTGTTCGACCCGGCCGTGACGAACGCGGTCATAGGCGTTCACAAAGACAGCAGTCCTCATGTCCCATCTCCTTGTGAGTGGGTTTCACTTGAAATGAGGCGCAACACATGTCAGAGGTAACTTGCAACGGTTGATTTCTGACAGGGTTATGCCCCGATGATATCGACGATGAAGGCCGATCCGAATGGGTCGGCTTTCGTTTTTGGTCATGCAGAATCAGTTCATAGACACATCCTTCTTTGGAACCTTAGAGACGCTCTCAGAACGTCGCTAAAGCTGGTTGATGGAATCACTATGACGATTAGGGGGCGTTCATGGAAGCCCGCGAAACGCGTAAAATGGTGCCGCTGCTTCCAAAATTATCTTCGACATGATTTTTTGAATCATTCAGCGCGGATGATGACGGTGCCTTCCGTCCGCGAACGATGAGCGCGCTGCAAGGAAAGTTGCAAAACATACGTTTCCAAAATGGCGCGTAAGCTATTGATAAGTCGTGCGCGGGTTCTGGCGCTGTTTCCCGCGCAAGCTGTTGATTTGGATAGATAGGCGCACACCTCTTGGGTGCGCCATTTTCCAATGTTTGCAACGTGTTTCGCTGAGTGCGATGTAATTGCTTGGGGATTGGCGGCGAAAATGCGCCCCAGCGAC